GTTAAAGTACCGCCCATAATAGGCGGTGCTTTTCATCATTCGGTACACCCGCTCATAGTTAAGGACAATCCCGCACTGCTCAAAAACTTCCTGCTGCGACCCGGAAACCGACCCGGTTTCAAGCAGCGTTTTGAAAAATATCTCTACGGCCTTTTGCGTTTTTGGGTCCTTGACAAATTTTTTGCCCTCAAGTATATATCCATATGGCATTTGCCCGGTAAGCGGCTCCAGCTTCTGACGCTTCATTTCGTTGATTGCCTTGATCCTCTCCGATGTTCGATCCGCCTCATCCTGGGCCACGCTGAGCATGATGTTGATCTTCAGACGGCCCGAGGCGGTAGAGGTGTCGTAGTCCTCGTGGATGGTCTTCCAGTCTACATGTTGGCGCTCCAGGATTTCCTGGACCTTGTAATATTCAGCTATGTTCCTAAACCAGCGGTCCAGCTTGGTGACCAGGATCATATCAATCTTGTCTTTCTTTACGTCTTCTAAGAGCCGGAGAAGGTCCTTGCGGTGCTTCATGGGCTTTCGGGCGGAAATGCCTTCGTCGGCATAATAGCCTACAATTGTGTAGTCGTTTGCCTGCGCGAACTCCGTGAGCGCTTTCCGCTGGGCAGGGAGGGAAAGACCGTTCAGATTCTGTTCTTCTGTGCTGACACGGATGTAGATGGCACAGCGTAACACTTTTCCCATAACATCATCCTCCTTGTGTATATCATATCTGGTTTTGGGTATAAAAATGCTGATGTTCTTAAAAGATGCTTTGCAGTAAAAAGAACCCCCGGAAGTATTCGCCGTACTTTCGGGGGTTCGTTCTCTTTGTGTCACATATGCTGCAACCCTATCTTCTTTTGCCTGCTGGAATTATAGCATATGCGGATATGGTTTACAATATTCTTTCGAGAGCAAATAATCAAAGGAATCAAATTATTGCTATAGTAATTCAGAAATACAGACATTTAGGTCTTCATAAATGCATACAGGGATTGAGTCGTCAAAGCTATATTGGTTTGATGCCTGCTCATGTTCAAAATCAAAGACATTTACAGTGCGTGTCTTTGGGTTTACGATCCAGTATTCTCTGACGCCTGAAGACCGGTACTTAAAAAGTTTTAGCCCATAGTCTCTTTGTGCGTCAGAGGGGGATATTATTTCAATAATCCAGTCAGGCGCACCGCTGCATCCTTTGTCGGTCAGCTTATGCTTGTCGCATATCACGGAAACATCCGGTTCAATGTAATTTCGGTCATCCTCATTCAAAAAAACTGCGAATGGGGCAGGATATACTTCACAATCGCCGTGTTTTGCATCAATGTAGTTCCCGATAATTTTAGTGAACTGGGAAACTAATTTTTGGTTGATTCGGGATGGCGGCGCCATCATATACATTTGTCCGTCAATCAGTTCAGCCCTTTGTCCATCAGGAAGGGCGTAGATATCTTCGATGGTATGAGATTTTTCTTGGTGCAGTGCCATAGGACCTCCTTTCAGTTTTGGTTGTAGTATTGGGTTTTTATATTAAATATTATGTGCCTCTGTTTCTATTTCTTGGACATCCTCTTTTTCAAAATCATGTTGCTTGATATGCGTTAACGCATGGTAATAAGACTTAAGTCGTTTTTCTTGTGATAGTTTCGCATTTAGAAATATCGTATAACTATCATCAGCATTTTTAACTAGTTGTTCTGGAATTTTAGTATCCATATCTAGAAGTCGTACATTAATTTCTTCCATTGTGAATCACCTCTTTTTTATAATAACAAATCATATGTACGTTAAAACGGACTATAAATCAGTTCCGTTTTCTTGATTGTATAAATTTTTCATAAATTCCATATGGGCTTTGAATCTTTCCGGCGGCATATTGCGTTTCATATCAAAAAGGGAGCGCATATCTTCATCGTCAAACATTTCTTGGGCAAGTTTAGCAGTTTCTTCGTTGAGATAGTAGGCAGCATGCGGACTTGACATAGCTTTATCTGTTCTGCCTAAGAGATAGTCTGTATCTACATGAAAGAAATCTGCAATTATTTCAAGGGTTTCAAAATCAGGTTCTCTAGCTCCGGTCTCATACATACCAATTCTGCTTCTGGAAATCCCAAGAATGTCAGCAAGTTCAGCCTGTGTATATCCGCTTGATAAACGTAGTTTTTTAAAAACGGTTTGAAAATCTCCCATAACTATTACCTCCATATACATAGAATATCACGAAAGGTGATAAAAGTAAAATGATTTTGTCACGTTTTGTGATTGACAAAAGAAATGTGGAGGTGTATCATATGCATGTCACATATAGTGACAATAATTAAGCGCTTATACATAAATATATGATTTTTACTCATAAAAGTCACATAATGAGACAAATGTAAAGAAAAAAAGAAGATTCATACAGAGTTGTGACAGTCATTGGAAAGATGTACAAACAGCCAATCATAGTATTTTACAGAGAGGTGGTGTTTGCATGTCGGAATTTGATATGGAAGTAACAGATGAACGCTTTGAGTATATGAAGAATCTTCTTGTAAGACTGTATGCCGATCAAATTGGAATGGAAGTTCAAAATATCAGAGTCAGACCTGTAAATGAAACAAAAGAGGAACCGGTATGAGCCGGTTAGAAAGGACAAGCAATGAAAGATAAGCGTGAAGAAAATAAACTGGAAGGACATGAGCAGCCTACAGAAATAGAACTTAAAAAGGAATACTTAAGAGAATATGAGAAGGCGGTCCGCCAGATGGAGCGCAGCGAACTTAAAATGCAGGAGATACGTTTAAACAAAATATGTCCCTCTGTAATCATTGACGGAATGCCTCATGCATCAAATCATAAAGACTTATCAGGGTACGCTGCGCTGATTGATCAGGAAGAAAAAAGATATATGGAATATAGATATCAGAGAATCAAAAAGTGCAAGGAGATAACAGACAGAATAGAACTGCTTGAGGATGAAGACGAAAAGGATATTCTGATGTATAGATACATAAAACTCATGAAATGGGAGGATATCTGTATGAAGATAGGACTTAGCTGGAAGCAGGCGCACAGAATACATACAAGGGCGCTGGCAAATTTTTAGCAAAACCAATTAAAAAAATGAAAGATGACATAGAATGACACACAAGACCTATGATATAGTGTAATCAGTTAAAAAGAGATAACCCAATCATTCCTCTAAGATATTTTGAAAATACCTGGTCATGTATATGGCTGGGTATTTTTATATGCATAATTGCAAAGAGGCAACTTTGGGGAAATCTGAAAGGAGGCGAAAAAAGTGGGATAGGATACAGGCGCAGGTACATAGGAATGGAAAAGTATGTAAGGAGGTGTATGGATGATAGGTGAGATTGTGGATGCAGTAGGTCTTGCCCTGAAGGAAGCATTTGGGAATAATTATAAGGTTTATACGGAAGAAACAGGGAAGGATATGGATGCACCCTGTTTTTTTGTTTTTTGCAGCGCCCCGAGAAATATCCGTATTTCCAACCAAAAGTATTTCCTGTCAAATACCTTCTGCATCCAGTATATTCCATCTACGGTAAATATCCGAGCAGAATGCAACGAGGTGATCGAGAGTCTATTTGAGTGTCTGGAGTATATCAAGGTGGACTCTTTTTTGCTCAGAGGAAGGAAGATGGAATCGGAGATCAAGGATGGCGTTTTGTATTTCTTTCTTAACTATGACTTTTTTGTTTATAAGAAAGAAGAAACGGAAGCTATGGGAACGCTTACAAGGAGCATTGAAGTGAAAGGACAGGTGAATGATGGCTGTAAAGAAAAAAACTGCGGTGAATGAAGAAAGGAAGGAAGAACTGTTTACTCTTGAACAACTGATTGCCGCAGAAAAGTTCGGCAATAGGAAGGACATGTTAAAGGCAATTCTTTCTGATAGGAAAGAGTATGCAATCAGTGAAGTTGAAAAAAGAATTGAAAAATTTATGAAAGGAAAGGTGAAGTAAAATGGCATTAGGAGGAGGCACGTTCAGTGTGCAGAACAAGACAATCCCGGGAGCATATATCAACTTTGTTTCAGCGGCTTCCGCGGATATATCCTTATCAGGAAGGGGGATTGCAACAATGCCCCTTAATCTGGAATGGGGAGAGGAAGGCAAGGTCATAGAGGTGACCAGTGAAGACTTTAAAACCAACAGTCAGAAAATTTTTGGATATCATTATACGCATTCGAAAATGAAGGGGCTGCGTGATTTGTTCAGAAATGTAGAACTATTATATGCCTACAGACTCAACGGCGGTGGCACAAAGGCAGGAAATACATATGCCGAAGCAGTCTGCAGTGGTACAAGAGGAAATGACTTGAAAATCATTATTCATAAGAATGTAGATGATGATACGTTGTTTGATGTGAAGACCATGCTTGATACGATGCTGGTGGACGAGCAGACTGTAAAGACAGCAGCAGAGCTGCACACCAATGGACATGTGGCGTTCAAGGCAGACGCCGAACTTGCAGCGACAGCAGCGACGCCGCTTACTGGGGGGACAAACGGTGAGGCAGATGGTGCTTCTCACCAGGAGTATCTGGATAAGATCGAAGGCTATCGATTTAATGCCTTAGGCGTGGAAACGACAGAAGATACGGTTAAATCCTTATATGCCGCCTTTACGGAGAGAATGCGCGAGGAGATGGGAGTCAAGTTCCAGACGGTACTGTATCAGAAGGCTGCTGATTATTATGGCGTTGTCAATGTGGCAAATAAAGCCGCAGATGGCGGCGAGGCGTCTTTGGTCTATTGGGTGACGGGAGTTATTGCAGGCTGCCAGGTAAACAAATCGAATCAGAACAGAATCTATGACGGTGAGTTCAAGGTTGAGACGGAAGCAACCCAGTCTGAGCTGGCAAATGCGTTGAAGGAAGGAAAATTTATCTTCCATAGGGTAGGGAGCGCAGTGCGTGTGCTTGCAGATATCAACAGTATGGTGACACAGACACAGGATAAGGGACCGGTCTTTAAGGAGAACCAGACCGTCAGGGTGATCGATCAGATTGCAAATGATATAGCAGTACTGTTTAATACCAAGTATCTTGGGGTCGTGCCTAACGACAATGCAGGAAGAGTGTCACTTTGGTCTGATATTGTGCAGCATCATAAAAAGCTGAGCGATATCCGCGCGATTGAAGACTTTGAGGATACGGATATCACAGTGTCCCAGGGTGATTCCAAGAAAGCGGTGGTGGTATCAGATGCGGTTACTGTTGTGAATGCTATGGACAAATTGTATATGACCGTGACAGTGTCATAAGGAGGGAGAATAAATTATGTTGAGAAATGTTACGATGAATGCCAGCGACACCTTGAGTGCAGCGCTGGCAGAGTGCTATGCGACGATTAACGGAAGACGCTATAATTTCATGCAGGCAATTAATCTGGAGGCAAAATTTGACAAGACAAAGGTTAAGGTGCCTATCTTAGGAAAGACAGGAAAAGGAAACAAAGCAACCGGGTGGAGCGGCAGTGGAAGCGCCAAGTTCCACTTTAACACCAGTGTGTTCAGGCAGATGATGCTGGAATATAAGAATACGGGAAGAGATACCTATTTTGAGATGCAGATCACCAATGAGGATCCGACTACTGTCGTGGGAAGGCAGACAATCGTTCTTATGGGATGCAATATTGACGGAGGCATTCTGGCTAAATTTGATGCCGATGGGGATTATCTGGAGGAAGAAATGAACTTCACCTTTGAAGACTTCTCCATGCCGGAGTCTTTTGCAGCAATGAACGGGTTTGTAACAAATTAATATTAACGGTAAACAAAGGCGAAGGGCTGACGGTGTCAGCCCTTTTGCATGGATAGAAAAGGAGAATAAAAATGTCAAAATTTTCAAAGTTTATGAAAGCAAATAAGGCAGTAAAGGAAAATGAAAAATATGCAGCGACAAGTTCCTTGCGTGACGAGGCAGGCAAACCATTGCTATGGGAAATCCGGCATATTTCTTCAAAGGAAAATGAAGATATAAGGGAAAGCTGCATGATGGAAGTGCAGGTAACCGGAAAGCCGGGCGTTTATCGGCAGAAATTTAAGACCAATGAATACATCAGAAAGTTGGTGACGGAATCAGTAGCCTATCCGGATCTGTATGACGCAGAACTTCAGGATTCCTATGGTGTAAAGACACCGGAAGACCTTCTCATGGCGATGGTAGACGATCCGGGAGAATACAGCGAATTTGTTGCGTATGTGCAGAGGTTCCAAGGATTTGATGTTTCCTTTAGCGATAAGGTGGATGAGGCAAAAAACTGATTGACGAGGGCGACTGGGAGGCGAATTTCGCATACTACGCCCTCATAAAACTTCACATCCTGCCATCTGTTTTTCTGGAAATGGATGAGCAGGAAAAGGCGTTTGTGGTGGCAGCAATTGAGACAAAGTGTAAGAGTGATAAAAAGGAAAAGCAAAGGATAGATGGATTGAAAGCAGGAAGGAGGTAGATAGTGTGGCATCCATTATGACGAGTATTGATTTTCAGGAGAGATTCAACTCAGTCGTTTATGAAATGATTTATGCAGCAGAATTGAATACAACTGCTATCTATAATATGCGTGAGGCTGTAGGGATGGATATTGATACAGGCGCCCTGGAAGGGGCAAAAGAACAGCTTGACCAGGCAGCGGTGGCAGCAAGACAGCTGGATGCCATTTTGAGGGAACAGGATGGATTCAATGAGCCAGTTTGGATTCCGGTGAAATGGGAGGCAGATGATTTGCCGGTATTTGCGCAAAAGGCAGTAAATCAATCGCAGGGGAAGGATAGAAAGACTACGGAACAGGAACAGACACATGCCAGTCAATGGATGAAGACGGTAAGTAAAATAGCCGGAAAATTTATCAATATGCAGGAAATCATGAATGCAATTGATATTTCGGATCAGCTGGCATCCTCGAAAGTAAAACTGGACTTAATGAATGATGGCATGCGGACCACGGAGGAGCTGCAGAATTTAATTTTTGTGGCGGCAGAAAGATCGAGAGGGTCTTATCTGGACATGACAAATTCCGTAGCCAAGCTTGGAACGCTTGCCAAAGGTACTTTCAATTCTACGGAAGAGGTGGTTGCTTTTTCGGAACAGTTGAATAAACAATTTATCCTTTCCGGCGCTTCTACGGCTGAAATGCGGGATGTAACGTCTCAGCTGGCAAAGGCGCTTGCATCAGGGACGCTCACGGGAACGGAACTGAACAGTATTTATGAAAAAACGCCTGTCGTTATTTCGTCTATTGCAGATTATATGAATGTGCCGGTAGAAAAGATAGGAAAATTGGCATCAGAAGGACAGATTACAGCTGATGTCGTGAAGAATGCAATGTTTGCAGCAGCAGGTGAAACGAATGCCAAGTTTGAGGGGATACCGAAGACATTTGAGCAGATTGGGCAGTCTATTCAGAATCAAGTAATTGTGACGTTTGAGCCGGTTTTTACTAGGTTAAATGAGCTGGCAAACAGTGAAGCGTTTCAGCAAATGGCAAATCGATTTATACAGGCGCTTGGAGTAGTGGCAGGCGTTACAGTTTATATTTTGGAGCTGCTTGTATCTGTGGCTGGATTCGTGGCAGACCATTGGGCAGTTTTAGGTCCTGTCATTGCAGGCGTGGCGGCAGAATTGGCAGTCTATTATGGATGGCAGATGGCGGTAAAAGCAATTGAGGCAGTCAATAATGGTCTCCACCTTGCGATGGGAGCTGCTTTGATGTTGAAAGCGGCAGTAATGGGAGCTTTGAATAAAGAAACGGCGGCGCAAATTGCAGCGCAGCTGGAACTGAATGCCGCCATGTATGCTTGTCCTGTGATGTGGATCATTATGCTGATTCTAGCATTGATTGCGGTGATTGCTGTGTTGATTGTGCATATGAACCGTTTTGGAGATGAGTCTACTACGGCAATCCAGAAAGTGTGCGGGACTTTTGCAGTAGCCGCTGCTTTTATAGGTAATTTATTTATTTCACTGGTAAATTTCATTATTGATGATTTTGCCCTTTTATGGAATTATATAGCGTTGTTCGCAAATTTTCTTGCAAATGTTTTTACAGACCCAATAGGAGCGGCTGCAAGGCTGTTTGTAGGATTTATTGACCTTGCGCTTGCAGGACTTGAAGGTCTGGCATCTGGAATTGATATGCTTTTTGGCACGAACCTTGCTGAATCTGTGGCTGGATGGCGGACGGGGCTTGACAGCTGGGTAACAGATAAATTTGGCGAGGGCGAGGTAGTCATGGAAAAAATGGATGCCAGAGACTACTATATTCAGGGATTCGATTATGAAGATGCGTGGAATAAAGGTACAAAGTTAGGCGGGCAGATAGAAGGTGTTTCCAGTATCCCTGACTTGAATCAGTATGACGACTTTGATTATAGCAATTATTTGTCTGATATTCTGGACAGTACAGAAGAGATTGAAAATGGATTGGAAGTCTCTGAGGAAGATTTGAAATTCATGAGGGATATTGCGGAACAGGAGGCAGTCAACAGATTTACTACGGCGGCGATTACGATTGAGCAGACGAACCATAACAGCGTTTCAGGCGCAATGGATTTAGACGGCGTAATAACGGGGCTGACAGATGCCGTGAGTGAGGCGGCAGATATCATTACGGAAGGAGTGCATTGAGATGACGGGATATGATTTTTATCTGGATAAATGTCTGCTGCCCATTGCGCCGGGCAGACTGCAGTTAAGCATCAAAAATGATAATAAGACAATTAAATTGATGAATGAAGGGCAGGTGAACCTGCTCAAGACGGCAGGGCTGACAGATATTGAATTTGAATGTATCATTCCGCAGATAGAATATCCGTTTGCAGTCTACACGTCAGGGTTTTGCGGTGCAGAATATTATCTTGCATATTTTGAGCGTCTTAAGACGCGGCAGAGACCGTTTCAGTTCATCGTGACGCGGAGGATGCCTGATGGTGGGGCGCTGTTTGGGACAAACATGAAAGTATCTATGGAGGATTACCGTATTACCGAGAATGC